CGTCAGTTCCTTCCAGAGCCAACGCCAAACATGACGTAAACCCCGGCTTGCAACAGCCTGAAGCGCCCGCTAATCCGGCGGGCGCTTCTTCCTGCGGGACACTGCGCTGAAGCCGTCGAAGCCTTGGGGCTGTCGGAGCAAGACGCTCAGGCTGACTGATTTTTGGGTGTCTTTGATGCCGGGGGTCTCCAGACCGCGCTGCGCAAAAACGTCGCAATCCCGCGACTCGACCGGCCTTGACCCGTCGCATCCAAACCCGTTAGGTTCGGCATGCAGCTCGCCCCTGGGCCGCGAAAGCTTCGGACAAGGAGGTACGGATGATTCTGCAATGGAAGCGACACCTGTTGCTCGGTCTGGGTCTGGCTATGACCCTTGGTTTGGTGGTCGCCTTGCCTGCCACGGCCTCTGCCGTGTCCACGCTGACCGGCGAGCAGCTCTTCGCGTTGGGGGGGCCGGGCACCGTCTTTTGCGAGACGAGCGGGCCGTATTCGTACACGGCTTCGGGGACGGCGACCGGGCCGTATCCGGGTACGTTCACGGAGACGGGCTCAGGGACAGCGGGGGCCAACTCGATGACTCTATCTGCCTCGTTCACCATCCACTCCGGCGATTTCCTCATCACGGGTAGCAAGAACGGCGGCAGTGGGGGCGCATGCCGGGACTTCTCGGGTAACACGGGGGGACTGGTTTTTGGGCTCTCGTATCAGGCCACGATCCACACTGCGACGATCAACTACGCCGACCAAGGCACCTCTGACGCGACCGTATTTACGGGTCCATCCGGCACGACTCTTTTTGAGAATTTCACGTCGTCGCTAACCGAGCCGGTGCTGCTCGCGCCGACCAACAAGGACCAGTGCAAGAACAACGGCTGGAAGAACTTCCCGCAGTTCAAGAACCAAGGCCAGTGCGTCAGTTCCGTGGAGCACCAAACCTGATCGCCCCGGCCTAGAGCCACCCAAGTAGCTCGACCTTTTGCGCGGGCTGTTCGACCCGTTCCAGGGCCATCAACAGAGCCATCACGGCGTCGTTGTTCGCCCTGCCGTGGGCTTTGTCGATTCTCCAGCCGCGCGGCGTGTCCTTGGCCACGGTGTTCGCCACGTGCAAGTTCATGATCGGGTCGTTCGGATGTTTCAAGCGCCCCTCCACCACGGCCCGGTGGAGCCTTTCGGACGCCGGGATCAGGCGCGGATTCGATTGCGGAAAGTGGACGACGCTTAGCCCTTCGCGCTCCAGTTCCAGGCTCGCCTGCACGAAGCGCCAAGGGTCGCTCACGACTTCCTGGACGGCGTACTCCGCCGCCAGCTCGCGCACCTTTGCGGCGCAGTCGAGCACCCCTACATCGCCTTCGTAGACGGCGCAGTTCACGCGCAAGTCTTCGGTGATCCAGACGACGGCCGACGCCGACCGCTCGCCGCCAATGTCCACGCCGATCCAGATGCGCTCGCCCGGCTCGACATGCGTATCACCAGCGCATGCCTGCCACGCGCCGACCGGCAACCAGGCGCCTTCGCGACCGGTCCACTGGTTCGCGTGATACCTCCTGAAGTCCAGGTCGTGGACCGCCTGCCGTTGCTCGCGGAGGGCGGCTTCGGTGATCCAGGAAGCCGGATTCGCGCGCTTCACCACGCGCGAGTTGTTCACGTCGGCGTCGGGCGGGACCGCCCATTCGAGCATCGCGAGCGATTCACCCTGGGCGGTTGTAAGGGCGCCCGATCGCGAGACCTGGGGTTGGCTCATGGCCCGTGCCCGAAGGCGCCCTAGGGGTGTCTCGGCGCCCTGGGCGGCAGTGCTGATCACGATCATGCGACTGTCGCTGCGCTTCAGCAGCGCCGTGCGCAAGGCCACGTACACGTCGGGCGTGGCGAACGCGTGCAGCTCGTCCACGATCGACAGAGAAGGCGTCAGACCGTGCAGTAGAGCGGCGTCAGATGCGAGCACGCGCAGAAACGACCCACCAGGCCCGCGCAGCTCCAAGTGACGGACCACCACCTGATCGGCAACCGACTCATGCCGTGCCACGTCGCGCGCGTACTCGAACACGACCCGCGCCTGATCGCGGCTTGCGGCGGCGATGTACACGGCCGCACGTTCGACCGTCAAAAGGTGGAAGACGGCGAGCGTGCCGATCAGGCGACTCTTGCCCTGGCCCCTGGGGAGCAAGCAAAGCAGCTCTGACTGTTCCCCGAAAGCCGCTCGCGCGATCTTGCGTTGGAAGGGTTCTAGGTCAAGTCCAACGCTGCGACAAAACCGGAGAAATGAATTGCACGTGTACTGCACGCGCGCAGTGTCGGGCTGGATATTGGTCTCCCGACATGCGGATGTGCGCTCTTACACTGCGCCCCGCTCATGGGGCTATTCCGACGGAGGCGCATAGAGGACCGCACGTTGTCACGCGACAACCTGCCGCCTGTGATGTTGCCTTCGGTGCCAGGTGACACGGTTGTCTCGCCGTCGAACGCAATGGCCATCGCGGATTGCTTCGCGTGCGTCAGAGCGCTTGCAGACGCAGCGGCTTCCCTTCCACTGTTGGTCTACAAGCGCCAGTCAGGTGGCGGTCGTGATCGGGTGGACAACACGACCGCCGACCTGCTGCGACAACCAGCTCCAGCGGTCACACAGGCAAATTTCGTGGGGCAGATCGTTGCCCATCTGAATCTTCACGGCAACGCGTTTTGCGGCAAGTACAAGGGCGCCGACGGCACGATCACGCAGCTTGGTCTCTTGCCGCCCAACGCAATGACGATCGAGCTGAAGGGCGGCGTGCCCCTGTACACGTTCACGCATCCCACGACCGGCAAGCGGGATGTCCTGACGACCGGCGACGTAATCCACGTCAAGTCGCTCAGCACTGACGGCTTGGTCGGACTGTCGCCGGTCCGTCAGTGTCGTATGGCCCTGGGGTTGTCGTCGCAGCTTGTCGAGCACGCGTCCAGATTCTTTGAAGCCGACGCCCGTCCGTCAGGAGTGCTTCGGGTGCCGCCCGGCCCTGCCGCCCAGGATCAGGTCGAGAACTTGCGCAAGGCATGGGAGGCACGGCACGCAGGACTGAAGCAGTCGCACCGCGTCGCGATCGTGAGCGGCGACTTGAGCTTTCAGGCAGTCGGCATGCCGCTTGAAGACGCTCAGTTCCTACAACAGCGTCAGCTCTCGGCTCAGGAAGTCGCGCGCATCTTTCGCGTGCCGCCTTCGGTGATCGGCGCACCAACCGGCGACTCGCTCACATACGCGACCGTCGAGCAGCAGTCGCTGCACTTCGCGATGTACAGCCTGCGCCCGCACTTGGTGCAGATCGAACAGGCCCTGTCTAACGACCGCGATCTGTTCGGCCCAAACGAATACGCCGAGTTTTTGATCGACGCACTTCTACGCGCGGACACAGCAACGCGCAGCTCGACATACGCGACCGCCCTCGATCACGGCTGGATGACCGTGGACGAAGTACGGCAACGCGAAAACCTGCCGCCCCTGCCAACAGGCGCGCGGCCAATCCCGAAGCCGTCGGTGAACGGCAAGACACCTGTGGTGGTGAACGCATGACAGAACATGAGCAGCGCACGATCGACGTAGACGTGCGCGACCTGGACACGCGCGGTCGGACCCTGCACGGGTATGCATCCGTGTACGGCATCGAGTCAAACGACCTTGGAGGGTTCAGGGAGAAGATCGCGCCGGGCGCTTTCCGCGACGTGCTGGCCGACGCCGATGTTCGGTGCCTGCTGAACCACGATCCAAGCCAAGTGCTTGGCCGCACGCGCGCCGGAACGCTGCGTCTGTTTGACGAAGAGCGGGGATTGCGATTCGCCTGTGACCTACCAGAGTCGCCCCTGGGAGAGAACGTGCGCGAAGCGACGCAAAGAGGGGACATCGACGGCGCAAGCTTCAGATTTGTATGCGGCTCAGAAACATGGGACGACGCACGCGAAGTGCGCACGGTTACCCAGGTATCCGAGCTGCATGACGTGAGCGTTGCCACCTACGGCGCATATCCGGCCGCGTCGGTCGAGCTGCGCACCCGCCCTGAGAAGACAGAAGAGAAAGAGAACCTTGTGAACACCAACACCACGAGCACGGCGGGCGAAGCAGCTCCAGCCGTCACGAATTCAACGGGCGGCCTGACCGTCGAGCAGCGCACTGTAGCCCCTGACGACCAGTCCCTGGAGACCAGGGTCACCGACGCCCTACGGAGCGTTAGGAAGGGCGAGAATCGGTCGCTCACCACCACCAGCGCAGCCGCAATTGCGCCGGGAGAAATCAGCACCTATCTCTTCGACAAGCTGCGGCCCGCGTCCGTGATGCTGCAAGCGGGCATCAACGTCGTCACCACGACCAGGGATTCGGTCACCTGGCCGAAGTTGTCGGCCGACGTGACGCCGACGTGGTATTCGGAAATGGACGCAATCACGCCCGGTGATCCGTCGTTTGTGAGTCTCACTGCCACACCACGCAAGCTCGCGCATTTGGTCCAGGTCTCGAACGAGACCGTGGACGACTCCGATCCAGGCGTCGTGACCGTGCTGAACACGCACCTGGCCACGATGCTCGCATTGCGGCTCGATTACTTCCTGTTGGAAGGCAACGGCACGGCGCCTCAGATAAGAGGACTGAAGTCCACGTCGGGCATCCAGACGATCGACAACGGCGGCGCCAACGGCGGCCAGCTCACCAACCTGGATGCGATTGCGGACGCAATCGGACTGCTGGAAGCGGCCAACGTGCCCGGCCCGTACGTGACCGTCATGCCGCCACGTACCTGGGCGGCGATCCGCAAGTTCAAGGACACGACCAACGCGCCCTTGCTTACGGCAACACCCACGGTTGACGCGCCCATGCAGGTCTTCAACAGTCGCGTGTTCACGTCGGCACAGCTCACCGTCGCAGAGACCCAGGGCACGAGCACAGACGCGAACAGCATCTACGTGTTCAGCCCGAGTCAGATCATCCTTGTGCGTCGGCAGGATGCAGTAATCGAGCTGGATCGCAGTCGCCTGTTCAACGTCGATGCCAGCGAGTTAAGAGCGAAGGCCCGAGTGGACGTTTTGGTACCAAATCCGGTGTCAGTGGTTCGCATCAAAGGCGTCAGGCCTTGACCCGGAAGCAGGTCAAGCCGAACGTCAGGGTCGCACCAGGGCGGATCGTGTACACGCACCCCGAGCACGTCGATGCTCTGCATGCTCCAGACGCCGAAACACTTGCGGCGAACGGTGGCATCGCCACGGCGTCAGCCGATCGGCAGACCGAGGGCGCGGAGCTGCACCTATCGCCCGACGTGCTCGACCTGCTCGTGGCGCAAGGGGTTGTCGAGGCGATCTAGTTGGCCACGTACGCGACCCAGACCGATCTGGACCAGTACCTGATCGGCTCCGACGTGTCACCACCCGACGACGCGGAAGCCCTTCTACGACGCGCGGAGACGGCTGTAGACGGGGCACTGGGTCCGTACCCGGTGAACGCCTCGACCGGCTTGAAGCTCGACCCAGGAAGCCTGACGACGATCCAGCGCGATGCGCTCGCGAGGGCTACCGCTGCTGCGGCTGAGCACGAGCTGATCGTAGGCAGGGATTGGGGCGACGACTTCGCCCCGCCGAACATGATGCCCTTGCGACGTGCATCCACCACGAGCGAGCAGATGTTGCGCGAGCTTGCAGGGTTCGCGTTGGTCACTTACAGCGGATGCGCGCAACCGACGCCCGATGAAGCCGTTACCTGACGTTCAGATGCGCCGGATACTGACCGAGCTTCGCAACGGCGGCGTGTCTTTTGCTAGTGCTTGGCGTGCGGCGTTTCTTTACTACATCGAGTGGCCACGCGCGCGCGAACGCGAGTGGCACGACGTGCTTACGTCCACGCGCGACGAATGGCAGGCAGCCTACGAGCGCAGAGACACGCCGTTGTCGGTCGCACTGACACAACTTTCACAACTTGGCGCCGAGGAACAAACCTCCCCAGGTCGCCGCCTTGGCGCCGAGACCCTTACCGACTTCGGGCTGGACGCCTCATCCAGTCTGGAGGCTGTGCTTGCGTAGCGCGGGCGACTTCTCGCGTTCCTCCTGACGCGGCACAGTTCCTGAAGCAAACGTCGCCGTCACAGCGACGAGCAGCGCCCCGGTTTTGGTCTCTTCACCGGGGCGTTGTGGCCTGCCCTCGAACGAGAATGTGAGCGCGCGGCTAACCGCCCGTAGCATTTCACCTGTAACCGATGAAAGCAGGTGAACATGGCGGAACCTAAAGAGATTTTTCAGACCACGATCAGGGTGGATGCCAAGCTCGCGGCTTGGATCAAGTCCGTGTCGAAATGGTACGGCCGCTTTATGAACGACGAAATCGAGCTGGCCCTCCATGCCTGGGCGTACCGTGCGGCCCTGGAGCTGCTTCAAAACCCCGAAGCCCGCGAGCTGCCCGAAGTCCAAGAGCAACTAGAAGACCCCGACTACGAAACGAAGGTGCGCGCCAAGCTCGACGCGGTTTACGAAGACGCCTTCAACGGACGCAGCTTGCCCGACTTCGGCGAGTTCGCAGACGCAGCATAAGTACGACAGTGAATAGGAGAGACCCCACCGAAAAACGAACGCCCGCGATTGGACGGCGCGGGCGCTCGAAAGGACTCCTGTGAAGAAAAGACTATCGACACGTCCAGACCCATTCAGTCGTCCGTACGATCGCGCGCTTGAGGGCCTTCGCAAAGTGGCGCCCGAAGGTTGCGCGTACAAGCCCGAAAAGAAACCGCCCGACGACGCCCACGAGCGCGTCTATTCCTACTGTCCGTGTTGCCGCGTCGAAGTCGGCCTGCCGCTCAGAATCACCGAATGGAAGCAAGGCGGCGAAGTGACGTTCGAGTGTGCGAATGGCTGCCCGCCGAGCCTGATCCAAGCGACCCTGGAAAGTGCCCTGCCCGAGCTGACCACCGCAAGGCGCGTCGAGCTGATCACCGCTTCGAGCGTGGCGCCTGCGCGCACGCGTTGGGCCTGGAAAGGCAAACTGCCGCTGGGCGCG